CGGTTCTGCCGTATGACTTAAGATTCGAGAAACGCTGTCCGCCAAAGGATTCCTGCAAATCATTCATGCGGTTGTATGAGATCATTCGGGTCACAGCCAGATCGGGGGCGTGCGGCATTTCATAATATTCGCCAATCATAATACAGCCAATAAATAAATCTGTTGACCCCCAGGTTCCATCGTGATGCGTTGCGCTTGTATCGCTTGTTTTACCTTCAAACTGAATCCCCCAATATCTTAAAGTTTGTTCTGTAAAACGTATAATTGTGCTTCCGTCGGTATCTGGTTCTATTACAACGCTTTTATTATCATAGGTTCCACTACTTATACTTGTTGCTGCTATTGCATCAGCATTCACGACCTCTGTTGTTGTTACTGATGACCAATTAATATCGCCTGTATCAGCCGCAGTACCATCGACACTCGCGACATCACTTGCGGCATCACCCGCAAAAATTCTTATTTTTCCAGCCGCCGAAACAAGATTGTGATTTAAGATTGCAATATAGGATTTTTTCGATGTTGTGCTTTGTGTATCTATTGTAATCAAAACTTGGCTATCCGTGTCCCCGCTTGTATCGAAATCCACTTTATTGAGTGGTCGCATATCAAAGAGTTCCGCTTCCGATCCTGTCTGTACGCCTCTTGTGGCCGTTGCCCCGGAACCGCCCGTTGCCGTTACGTCGAAGTTCCCATCCTGCCCGATGCCCCGGCTCATCAAAAAATTGATATGATCGGTATAAAAGCGGGGTGTACCGATGTTCATGTTTGCCATTATGATACCTTTATTGCTTTAATTGAACAGCCTGTAACTGTCTTGGTAATATCAGCCACAATGAAATACCCGGCAGCCATATTGTCCCAGGTGGTTGTGACCGATGAAAAAGTGTCTGTGGTGGAATCCCACGATCCCCCCATCGTTTGACCGTAAACCTTTAAGTCTGTGGGCCAGTTGGAAAAATTAATTATATCCCCAATTTCGAGGTGATTGTATTTGGGGCGGACACACGTAAAATTAACCGTATCGTGCCTGTCTTTCATTAAATACAGATAGGCTTCTGCCAGTTTGGTCGCGGTGGTCGAATCCAATATTTCATTGGCATCCAATTCAAATTTCATATAACTTGCATCGCCGGAAGATGGATTTAGACTGTACCCGGAAACCGTGTTTCCCGCGCTTGTGGCATCGGTTGCGGTGGCTTCAGATTTATTCTGCTTCGCCCCGTAATCGTGATCGTATTTAATCAAGATTGAATTTTTAACCGCCCCCAAAGATGTTTTCCCGACCTTCCCTAAATCAATATCATTAAAATCAATTGTCTGATCGGCAGAAGAATAATCGTCTGCCCGCCTTAATGTTTTAATCTTGAATTTTCCATCACCACCGATAAATACATAAGAAAAACATAATTTGGCCAGGCGGTCAATTAAATCTTTTGAATTGATAAATTTATATTGAGAGAAAGCGAAATTCACATCACTAACCGCATCCTCGTAAATATCCTTCAAATATCCATTGGTAGTATTGCCGGAATAGTCGAATGTGGATATATCAATATCTGCCCCGGTGGTGGATGAATCAAGGGATAATTCAGTCCTCAAAATATCTTCAATCATATAGACCGGATTTTCGATTAAATCATTTGCGGCATAACCGGGGTCGGCGGCATCCCCGTTCTGTAAATTTCTGGTGCTTGAATTAACTGTATCAATCCATGCACCATATTTTCTTCCCTTGCCGGAACAATAGACATAGTCTATTTTTGAAGGCGTGAGCAGTGTTCTGGTTCTTGGGACGATCTGTCTCGGAACGACAACTACAACATCTTCAACCATCACACCGGCACTAACTTCGATTGGCCCAATCTCATACGATTCATCGACTTCGTGGGATTCGATGTCATCAATATCAAATTCAACCACCATCCCCATTTCTGAAATTTCAATAGTAAAACTCCCTGCACCGCTGTTTGAATTTAACAGTAAAGGAATCCCGCCGGTGAGATCCCATGAACTTTTTTCGGGGTCTGAAAAACTGAGTGTGGCTTCTTTTTCATCATTAGTCGATACACTGCTAAAGGCTACTCCCCCTATTTTTAAAAAACTTAATCCGGCTGGAGTGGCTGACACGGTACCAAACTTCGCCAATGCTGTTGCGCTTACATATTCTCCCATTTTAGATATAGGTTCAATTCCATAATTGATCGTAACATTGTTTCCGTCTGTAACAGCTATCGTTGTTTTACTCGAATCTCCAAAATCTCCATTAGATATATTGGCCTCGTTGGTATGTGTCCCCGTCCCGCCTATGGTAAAGCCTGAACTACTTAAAGGGAAATAGACCTTGCATCTTGATCCTTCAAATTCTATTACAGGATTGTTGGACGTTGCATCCACCGTACCTGTAAGTGTTCCGTAGTTGCCAGATTTATAATAATAGACATTCTCATTGTCCAATGTATGAACCGCCTGACTGTCCACTTTGGCTTCACTTCCCGCCACACCTACATCATATTTATCAGTTATAATTGCAGGAAATGCGCCTTTGTAAAATTGTTTAAATCTATCAAAATGAGTCGTTGGAATCGTGCCAATGTCAGTCTTTTCATGGAAGTCCCCATAAGCTATTGGAATCGGTTTGCCGATATTATTGGCGGGTGCGTTTGTATATGTGGCGGATGCAACGGTATTGGCGGGTATTGTTTTGTGATGCCTTGTGGTATTGTCAAAGAGGGTCAGCGTCACATTGTTGGAATCGTAATCAATTTCCCCGGAAATCACACCGGAAGCAATCATGCGGGCAGAAGTGTCAAGGGTGGACGTTTCGTTGGTATTTAAAAACAATTCCCATTTGCGATTGGCGAAGTTATAATCAGCCAACAGATCGGAAAAGCGTTTGCCCTGAATAGATTTTTCGGCATTAATCAGCGTGATGCTCATGTTGCCGATTGATGTGGTGAAATTAAAGAAGTTTAATGATTGGCGGTATGTTCCCCAGGATGCCACCAACCCATAATATATGTCAGAACCATCTTGGCGATGGCGGTCACTTACACCAATAAAAGCCGATTCATCGTTGTAATATAGTTTAAGTACCCAAAACGCCGTCGTATTTGCATTTTTGAGGGCGTTGGTAAGGCCGGAATCGAATGATAGCATTTACCCAATCCTCGCCTGTCCCGTATTGATGGCCTTGTTTATGGCCGGTATAATACTATTGGCAGCGAAATTGTGATCAATGACACCCATACCTCCGAAATTCTGATTGATTGTGATTTTTGCACCTGGGCCACTTGGCGATGGAAACGCCTGCGTTGGTGATGCGCCGAAAAGGAAATTGACGGCGGTACTTAACCAACCACCAGGGGTGAATCCTTTGGCTGTATCCATAAAGAAATCGAATAATTTGGCTTGGGCGACCATTAGAGTTAATTGAACGACTGCACGTTTTAACGACTCCGTCACATTATCGCCCATGATTGCAGATGTACCCAACGATATGGCGGTTTGTGATGCAAATTCAGCCGCCTTTTTAGAAGCATCGCTCACTTTAAACATCTCCGGCACAATAACTTCTTTTAATAATGGCAGTTGTTCGTCACGCAGAATATCAACTTCGTGCTGTTTTTCTAATGTAATTTGTTTCGCAAATGCAATTATCTCTTGCATTTTTTCACCTTGTTCGCGAAGTTGAAGCGGCATACCATCTTCATCTTTTAAAGCATCTTTAAATTCTTTTGCCCCTGTATCAATGCCAAGAGCAATCAATTCTTTTTTAAGCTCACGGACACCAAGTCCCATTTTATTATATTGATCAACAAATTGATCATTGTCTTTTTTAATCGCTTCCAATCCACCGGCATCCCCAAATTCAGCAATATTTTTTAATCCTGTTAAAAATTCAGAAGTAAATTCAGCGGCAGATTTTAATTTACCCGCAACCGAAATAATGATAGGACTCAATAAAGTGCCTAATGCCTCAGCAGCATCACCCACAGCATTTTTCATTTGCTCGATTGAGCCTGTCATTGTTTTTGATTGTGCCAATGCTTGTCCGCCAAAAAGTTTGGCTACGTTCCCTGTTAAAGTTTCCAATCGTTCAGTTGATCCGACTGCTCCTGTAACCTCGATACCATATCTACTCATGGCGTTGGTTGAACTACCGATAGTTTTGGCGACTAAATCACCCGCACTTTTTAAATCAAGTCCCATTCCAGAAGCTAAATCAAGAGTGGCTTGTGTTAGAAGTTTTATTTCTTCTTCACCTTTGACGAATGATGCGAGCATCGATTGCATCATAATTATATCTTCATCGCCGAACATTGATAGCTGCTGTAAGGCTGATGCTTGTTTTAATAAGGCTTGTGAGGTTCGGCCCAATGCAGTTGCGAGTTTCTTTTCTGCAAGTTCCTGTTTACCAGATAATTCAATTGCGTTCTTTAACCCCGCCAAAAGCATTCTTCCACCAAAAAAAGCAGCACTTGCGACGGCGGCGGCTTTGCCCAACTTTGCCATTCCACCTTCGACACCTTTTAATTCTTTCTTGGCTCGCTTCGCACCATCGGTACGGACTTTAATATTTAACCGTTTATCAGCCATTATCTTGCTTTGTTTTTTCTGCCATACAGGCGTTTATTTCTTTATCTATAATTGAAAAACAATCCAATCGGTATGCGGAGACATTATCCAATTCACCCATTGATATATTAAACCGGGT